CCCTCGAACTGGTTGCCGAGCGCGTCGATGATCACGCGCTTGTGGGACGCGTAGCGGTAGCCTGTGTGCAGGGACTCGCGCGCGACGGGAACGAAGGATATGCCGCTATTGACGTTAGCCACGGCCAATCACCATCCTTCCCCGCCCGCGATACGTGCGCGTCGCGGCCTTGATGCTTTTGAGCGCGTTGATAGCCATCGCGCCGACGGAATAGCGCGCCGTCTCGCCGAGGTACTTCATGCGCCTCTCGACGAGTTCGCCGAAAGCCGGCATGGGCCGTCCGCCGAAGCAGCTCGCTCTGACCTCGCACTTGATCATGCGGCCTGCCTCCCCTTCAGAAGCCACGAGTTAGGATACTCCTGAACGGAGCGCACCGCGTAGCGCGAGCCGTCCGCCATCGTCACGACGTCGCCGACCTGCGGCGGGTCAACCTCCGTCCACGCGCCCGTGCCAAAGGTGGCGTCGCGCGGGATGTAGATGTCGGCGGTGCGGCGGCGAATCTCCACCGACACGTCCGCGCCCGCGTCGTCGAAGCCCGTGTAGACCACGGCTGCGGAGACGGTGAGCGCGACGCGGCGAACCGCCCCGTCCTCGCGCCTCGTGCCCGAGAGGGACACGAAAGACTCGTCGAGCGGGTCGGTCAGCCCGATGAACCATGCGGCCTCGCCCGCCTTGCGGAGAGCCGAGATCACGCAGACGTCATCCCCGAGCTTGACCGGCATCCCCACGACGAGCGCGGGGAAGTCGGCCACCTGCGCGACAATGCGCGCGTTGGCGTTCACGCCGCTGCTGTTCCACACCTGCCCGCCAAGGTTCTCGGGGAACACCTTTTCGGCAGTGCTGGAGATTGCGACGGAAGCCGTTACGCCTCCCGCCGTCATGCGTCTGCACAACGACGGGAGGCCGGAGGCGACAGCCTCAAGCGCGGATTTGACCGCATCTGAAAGCGCGTCTCCCACCGCGTAGCCTTACGAATGGACGCCGGTTGCGAGCGCGAACGACTCGGGGCGCTTGATGAGGATGTCGGAATCCTGCAACGCCACGATGCGGAGACCGCCGTTCGTGTCGTTCGCGTAAGGATCGACAACGATATCCGTGCCGCTCCACAGGCAGACCGTGAGCTGCGTGAAGTCACCGAAGAGGAGCTTCGCGTTCGGCATGAGGTTCGCTTCCACGAACTGGCGGCCGATCACGCGGTCGGTTGCCGTGTCGAGGAGGCGGACGCTGCCGCCGATCGCGGCGACGTTCTTCGGCGTTTCCGCGCCGTCCGTGAGAATCTCGAAGTCGCGCGTCTTGGCAAGCGCGGCCCACACGCCCGTGTTGCCCACGAACTTCATGGACGGGCGGTACGAGTTGGCCGTCTTGGTGGCGGCGATGAGGTTGATGAGCTTGTCGAAGGACGGGGTGTTGCTCCACGCCGTCGCGCCGGAGTTCAGCGCAGTGCAGAGGCCGGTCGGCTGGCCGCTGGAGCCCGTGCCCTGGAACGCGGCGGTTTCAAGGCCGTTCGCGCAGGCGTACATGAGCCATTCCAGCACCTTTGCCTGAACGTCAAGCGAGGACTGGATGAGCAGCTTGCGCGTGATGTCCACGTATGCGCCGTAGGTGTGCGGCGTCGCCGTGATCTGCCCGAAGGTCGGGTTCTTCTTGGAAGCGTTGCCGCCCTCCTGAGAAATCCAGCCGCCGGAGATCGACCCGCCCTTGGGGATGGCGATGTTGCCGACAAGGCCGGTGAGCACCTCCGCGCCGAGCTGCTCGCGGAGGACGAGCGCGACCACGAGCGCGTCGATGAAGCGGCCGGCGAGGAGAAGCGTCGCAACGATGTTCTTGCCCGCGCCGCCGATTCCCGAGATGCCTCCGGAACCGGTGTCGGTGTCGTAGGCGGGCGTGCCGAGGGTGAGGCCGCCGTCGCTGACGTTGGCCGCCGAACGCACGAAGTCGGGAAGCAGGATGCCCTGCACCGCGCGGCCGGTCTTGGTGGCCAGCTCGTCGGAGATTTCGCGCTCGAAGCCGATGTCAACGTCAGGACGCTCGCCGCTGGCCGAGTTGGCCAGATAGCGCAGCACCTTCACGAAGTTGTACTGCTTCCTGATCTTATCCTTGTCGCCCTCGTCGAAAACGGCCTTGCGCTTCTCGTCGGGCGGCATGGCGGGTTTCTTCTTGAGCTCCTGCTCGCGCTCGGCGAGCCACTTCTCGCGGCGGTTCGCAAGTTCCTCGCGGACTTCCTCGAACGCGCGTTCCGAAAGAAGGATCTCGGCGACTTCCTCACCGCTCACGTGGGCGGCGGAGGCCATTTCGCGGATCTTCTGCTTTTGCTCGGCGGTGTAGCCCGCCGTCGTGTTGGGCTTGTCCATGATTTGGACTTCCTTTCTTGTTTCAGCAGCGGGCTGCGCCGCTGGGTGTTCTCCCTCGTCTGAACGCCCTACACCCACTCGGGTGTCAGCGGGACAGTTCACGAACGAAGCTTCATACGGTTGCCACTTGACGGCGCGGTAGACGGGCAGGCCGTCCTCCGCCTTCTCCTTCTCGCGGCGGTATTCCAAAATCCTGTAGCCGACGCTCATGTTGCGGCGGATGCCGGCGAGCGCGTCGCGCTTGATCTCCTGTGAGCGTTCGCCGCAGCCGAACTCGATGACGCCGCAGAGCTTGCCGTCCTTGACCTCGGGCGAACGCATGATGCCGATCTGGTCGCCACAGTGCGTGTCTTGGATGACAAGGCCGTCCTTCATGCGCGTGAAGTCGATCTCGCCCTCGCCGTGGCCAAGCACCTCATGGGCGCGGACGCCAGCACCAAGCTCGCGGTCGTACACATACGTCACGTAGGGGATCTCTGACGAAATGGAAGCGCGAACCTCCGGCTCGGCTTTCTCGTCTGCGCGGACGGCCTCGACGACCGCCTCGCGGAAAAGCATATCGTCCTGTTTCGGCGCGCTACTCTTCGATTTCTTGTTCATCGGTTTTCTCCTTCGGTAAGCCCTTCTCTTCCTCGCCCAGCGTCACGCCGAGCCTCTTGCACTCAGACTGCAACCGCGACGCCTCCGCCACGTTGTCGTCGATGTCGGTGCCGTAGTCCGCCGCGACGTTCGCCGCTGTCTGAAAGCCGTTTTTGACGGCGAGCACGGATGCCGTCACGTCCTTCATCGGGTCAACCCACGCCCAGCGGCGCCCGCGGAACGTATGCGGCACGAGGCGCGGATAGTCGTCGATGCCGTACTTGCCCGACGCCGCGAGGGTGAGGAAGGACGAGAGCCAGATGCCGAAAACGCGGTCGAGAATCTTTTCCCGCAAATCGTTCTGGTAGTTCTGCCAGCAGTCGCGCTCCGAGATCGTGCCCGCGCGGACGGACGAGAACGTGACGCCGCCCCAGTCGTTGGCGAAGTTGGCGTACTCCACGCCGCCGCCGCTTGCGATGTCGCGGAGCATGGACGCCTTGAAAGACGGCTGCATGGCGTTCGGGTGGCTCGGCGTCTCGGTCTTGTACTCCCAGCCTTGCGGGAGAACGATACGGCTACCGGGTTCCTTCTTTTGCTCCAGGCGGTCGCGGTTCGACGAGTCGGTGAGGTTGGAGATCTCCGCCTCGCGGCCCGCCGGCGCGTGGAAGTAGCCGAGACTGCACGCCTGGTCCTTCGCCGCGACAAGCTCCGCCTCGTTGTAGTCGTCGAGCATTTTCAGCTTCTTGAGGAACGGGTGCGCAAGGCTGATGCCGCGAAGCTGGTGCGCGTCGTGCTGGGAGAAGATGTGCAAGACGTTTTCGGCGGGGATGCGCACGCGCGGCCTGCCGCGAACGTAGCGGGCGAGTGACGCGGGATCCTCCTTGGATATGTCGAACCAGTAGGCGACGCGCCGCCATGTGGCCGGGTCGATCTCCACGCCGTTGATGATGGCATTGCCCGTGCCGTCTACGCGCTCGTTCAAGGTCTCGTCGCAGCAGTCGGGACGCACGGCCTGTAGGGCGACGCCGTAGGGGTTCTGCGCCGAACGGCTCACGATGAAAAATGCCTCGCCGTCACGCGCCCAGTTGTCCGCCGCAAGGCGAAGGGCCGCAGGGAGCGAGTTCACGCCCGCCACGTCGCACCATCCCGCGTTTTTCGCCCAGCGCGCGAAGTGGGTCTCTAGGAAATACGCAGCGTCGGCGTCGGGCTTGCCGTCCGCAGTCTCCGCAAAGCTCTTGAAGGCGAAGCCGTTTGGCCCCACCACGTTGGACGTGAAGAGCTGGAGCCACCGCGCGAAGTATTCGGAGTTTTTCGCCATGTCGCGGGCGCGGGCGCGGATGGTCGCCAGCGACGCGCCAATCTCGGAGTTGGAGAAGCCGGCGTCCCATGTCCAGTCACCAACAAGGCGCGACACCTGCGCGGCGGCGAAGGAACGCATCGACGCGGGGTCTGGGTTTGTGTGCGGCGCGGGCTTGCGCGATCTGAACGGCCACCACTTCACGGCTAGAACCTCGTAAGGATGGTGGCGAACTTGCCCGGCGCGCCAGCGGCGTCCGTGCCCTCGTCTGCGGCCACGAGCCCGGCGTAGTACGAGCGCAGGGCGAGCAGGTCATCCAGCGTCTTGTACTTGATCGTGATCTCGCCGACCGTCACCTCGCGGTTGGGGTTGCTGCCGAACGCCGCGATGGCGGCATCCACGGCGGCAAGGGCCGCGCGGTAGTCGCTCGTCAGCTTCGAGACGGCGAGGGTGCCGGAGGCCACGCACGAGACGCCGCCGTCCGCGCCCGTGGCGAACACGCCCCAGCGCGCCGATGCGGGCAGGGCGAGGGTTACGGCGGCAGAGATGGTGCCTGTGGCGTTCCCTGCGCCGTCTAGGGCGAGGGTCACAGACTGGCCGCCGGTAATGCGCACGTCGGCGGCGACCGTGCCTGTGGGCACGGGGACGGAGACGGCGATGGTCTCGCCCGCGTAGATCGCGGCGTTGTCTGCCAATGTGCGCATTACGCGAACACATTAGCACATTCAAGGCGATTTTTCTCGCGCGTGCGTGAGAAACGTCCTACGGTAGGACATTTTGAGCGCGCAGGGCATAAAAGAAGGGCGGCGGGTTGTGCGCCCGTCGCCCTGTCGCGTCGCCTGTGGGGCGCGCGGTTACTTCTTCGGCTTCGCCTTCGCGGGCTTCGCGTCGGCCTTCGCTTCGATCTTCGCCACCATGCCCATGCCCTTCGGCTTCTCGACCTCTACGGGCTTCGCGGCGGGCTTCGCGGGCTTGTCGGCGGGCTTCTTCGCGTCGGTTGCGGGCTTCGCCGGTGCCGTCGCGGGCTTCTTCTCGGCGGGCTTCGGCTTCGGCCCAAGCGCGCGCACGGTCACGATCTTAGAAACGGCGTCAGGCTTTACAGCCGCGAGAGCGTCGCGCCACACCTCGGCAAGCGCACGCACACGGCGCAACGCAGGCGCAACGATGCCCGCAGGGTCAGCCGTGAACATCACGCCCAGCGCGTAGAGCGCAAGCGCCTCGTCGCCCTTGTACTCGGTGAGCGCCCACTCGAACACGGCGCGCGCCGTCGTGGGGTTGTCACGCAGGGCCGCGCGCTCGTTCGCGTGGCGGGTCATGGCTTCGCGGTAGGCGGTCGCGTTCTCGGCGGGCACGTACACCCCCGACAGAAAACGCACGTCGGGGCCGTTGTGCGGCTTGTCGCTTGCGTTGAGCTTGCGCAGCTCGACCGCATGGCGGGCGATCATCTTCGGCCACGTCTCGGCGGGCTTCGCTTCGGGCTTCTTCGCTTCGGCGGGCTTCGGAGCCTGTGCGGCGGGCTTCGCCGGTGCCGGTGTCATCTTCGGCGGCGTGAGCTTCGTCACCGGCGGCGAGAACGACGGCACCGGCGCGGCGGGCTTCGGCTTCTCAGCGGGCTTGCCGTCAGACTTCGCGGCAGGCTTCGCGCCGACAAACCCGACAATGACCTTTTTCGGGTCGATGCCGATTGCGGCGGCGCGCGCCTTGATTACCTTTTCAACGGTCTCGGCTTTCGTCGCCGGTGCCGTCGTGGGCTTGCTGGCCTTCACCGGCGGCTTGCCGGTCTCGGCGTGAACGGTGCCGCGCGTGGCGGCTGGTTTCGCTTTCATGGTTGGCTTCTCCTGTTGTGCCCTTGTGGGCGGGTTGATAAGTTGTTGCAGTGTGCGATCTGCCATAAAGACGGGGCACATTGAAAAACGCCCGTGCGGGTAGACCGATTCAACGTCTCGCCACAAGTGCGGCCTGCACGTGTAGCGGCCCCTGTGCTCCTCTTCAAAGGTCACGGTTTTCTCCGTTCGCGCAACGACACGAGCGGAGAAAATGCAATCATAATCACACGTAGAGCGGCAGGCATAAACCTTGCCAACTTCAAAGCGCGTAATCATAACACCCCCTTTGCCACAAGGGCCTTGTAATGCTCCTTAAACGCGCGCTCGGCGTCGGCGTATCGGAGCTTTATCTCTTCGCGCACGCGACGGTCAGCGAACGCCGCAACGGGGATGCGCCCAAGAATGGCGTTGATGTGGTCGCACAGATTGCGCGCGCCCTTCTTGTACAGGCAGACGCAAAGCAAATCGCCGTCGGGCGTGTTTACGGCCCATGTGGCGTGCCTGCCTTCGGTGTACTTGCTGAACGTGTAGAGGTCACTCGTCATTTCGTCACCTCCGCAAGCTCGCTATCAGTCACGGCGCAAGGCACGCCGAACACGATCACGCCCATGCTCGCCTCGATTGCAAGCGAAAGCCAAACGGCCTCTTCGGGGCGGAAGATGAAATGAACCGTTGCAAGCTCGCCGTCGTGCGGCCTGCTACTCACTTCGAGAAGGTAGCCGGGGCGCGGCTCTATCATGTGCGCGAACTTGAAAACGGTGTTGGCCGTC